CCCCGGCGGCGCTCGGCTTCACGCCGCGGCTGATCATCGTGCCGGGCTACACCGGTCAGATCGCGCTGCATGACACGATCAAGCGGGTGTCGCAGACCTGGATGGGCTCGGGGTATACGCCCGGCACGTCCTATGCGCTCGAATTCAACGGCGGCGAACCGACCACGCCGGCGACGGCGCACGCGATCGGCATGGACGACGGCACGCTCGCCGACGCGGTGCTCGACACGCCTGGCGCTGGTTACGTGGATCCGCCGACAGTGACCGCGCCAGCGCCAGAGGGCGAGGACGGCGAACCGGCGACCTTCAGAGCCTACATGGACGTCGGCGCCAACCCGATCTGCGCCTCGCTCAGCGACGTGCTCGAACCGCTATTCGCGCATGCGATCGTCGAGTCGAGCGGCGTGTCGGCGCAGAACGACATCGATTGGCGCGAGACGATGCAAAGCGCGCGACTGATCCCGGTCTCAGGCGGCTGCAAGGTGCTCGACAGCCGCACCGGGGCGATCGTCATCCGGCCGATCGCTCCGCGCATCGCCGGAATCGCCGTCAGGCGCGATCATGAGAAGGGCGCGCCGTTCCATTCGTGGGCCAACCAGCCGGTTCAGGGGATCATCGCTCCGGCGCGCGAGATCGAATACTCGCTCAGCGACGGCGAGAACGAGGCGCAGGAGCTGCTCAAGGACAATATCGGCGTGCTGGTGCGCGGCGAGGTCGGCTCGGACTTCGCCATCGCCTCGGGCGGCTTCGTGTTCATCGGCACCGACAACGCCGGCGAGGACGAGCTGTGGCGTTTCTACAACGTCACGCGCGGCCGGGATTACATCCACATCGGGCTATTGCGAGCGCTGAGATGGTATCTCGGCCGGTTCAACATCACGGGCCAGACCGTGCAATCGATCCTCAACACCGAAAACTTCTTCCTGCGCGACCTGCAGGCGGACGGGCACATCCTCGGCTATCGCGTCAACTTCAAGTCCGAAAACAACTCGGCGGAGAAGATCAGGCTCGGCAAGCTGACCGTCGGCTTCAAGGCCGAGGAGCCGCCGGTGCTGAGGCATATCATCACCGAAAGCTCGCGGTATCGATATGCGGTTGATGAGATGGTGGCGCAGCTGGAGCGGCAATTGAATCTCGCGGCGTGAATGCCTCGTTTCATGTGAAACAGAGGGAGAACGAATAGGGAGAACACGATGGCCAATACCGTTTACGTGATGGAGAGCGCCAACCTCTTTTGCGGCGATCATGATCCGAGTTCGTCAAACCATCTCACCTTGCAGGAGCTCAAGCTGCCCGGCCTGGAGGAGAACTACGTTGACCATGCCCCCGGCGGCGCGCCGCTGGCGATCGAGGTCGACACCCACGTCAACCGCCTGGAGGCGACCTTCAATCTCGCCGGCTGGAGCCCGAACGTAATGACGCTGATCGGCTCCTCGACCCGCTCGCGTCAGATCTTCACCGCCTACGGGCTGGTGCGCGATCGGCGCTCGGGCGAGGCGTTGGAGGCGCGGGCGGTCATGCAAGGGCGGCTCGGGCGGGTCAATATGACCAACTTCCGCAAGGGCGATCTGCAGGCGCACGAATATTCGATCCGGGGCATCGTCCATTACGAACTCTACCTCGACGGCGAGGAAATCTATTTCTGGGATTTCTTCATCTCGGCGCGGCGGATCGGCGGCGAGGACTTGAACCTAGAGCTGAACGACATCCTGCGCATCCCGACCAGCGCGGCGTAACATGCGCCAGAGCGGCTGGGAGCGGCGCTGGGGCGGGTCGGGCTCGATCGCGCTACGCTCGTGCCCCAAGGGCGGGACGCCCGCCAGCGAGCTGCCATGAGCGTCTATGACCGCAAGGGCGGCCGGCGCGTCGAGCTGCTGATCCCGTTCGAGCATTTGGGCAAGACGGTCGACGCGATCAATCTCAGGCCGATCCTGTTCGATCATACCTTGCGCTGGCAGCAGGGCGAATTTCGCACGTCCGTGGCGCTGCTCGCCCATCTCGCCGGCGAGCCGGAATCGGTCATCAAGATGCTGCGCTATCCCGACGCCGATCGAGTGTTTGCGGTGATGATGGATATGCTGCCCGCGCTGATCCGACTCGACATCGACGCCGGGCAAGTCCCGATCGCGACCGGCCCGCCGCGCCCGCAGGCCGCGCCGGAGCCCGAGCCGGGCGCGGAACGAATCGAGGACATGGGGGACATCGCGGCCGAGTAAAGCGCAATCTGAGAGCTGTCCACAATGGCGATGGAATACGAGGCCACGCTTCGGCTCAAGGGCGACGATCAGACTGCCGAGGCGTTCCGCTCGGCGTCCGCGTCGGCGAAGTCATTTTCCGACCAACAGGCGCGCTCCTCGCAGAACCTGATCAAGGACGTGAACAGCATCGGACGGTCGTTCCGCGCCATGCGCTCGGCGCTCGTGGGCGGCGCGGCGGGCAAGGTGCTGGCGGAGGCCGTCACTCAGGCGGCGACGTTCGGCGACAAGCTCAACCGCATCGGCATCAACGCCAAGGCGTCCGACGCGACGATGAAACAGGTTGGCGCATCGCTGCGCAAGGAAGCCGAACGCCTGCGGATGGACGTCGACAAGGTCGTTGACAGTTACGACGCCTGGCGCGTCGCCTCTGGGCAATCGGCGGAAGCGGCGCTCGCGAGCTTCCCCGACATCGCCAACGCCGCCAAGGCGATGGGCGCCACGGTTGGGGCCGAGGCGACGACGGTGGCGACGCTGGCCGGCAAGCTGGCGACCAATCTCAAAATCCCCCGCGAGGAGATGGGGAAAACGCTCGACATGCTGGCGGAGAGCGCCGCCAACATCGGCATTCCGTTCGAGACGTTCGCCGGCCATTTCGCCGATTACTCGGACAAGATGAAACAGCTGGGCGTGACCGGCGCGGCCGGCGCGCAGCAAATGCTGGGCCTGTTCACCGCCATCAAGGGGCAGACCAACGACTCCAACAAGGCTCTGGAGTTGATGGATCAGCTGATGGATCGGGCGACGTCGTCGGAGACGCTCAACAAGCGCTTTAAGGGCGGCCTGGTGAAGCAGCTGCAGGAGGTCGCGGCGCGTGGCGGCGACGTTGTCCAAGCGTTCACCGACATGACCACCGGAACCTACGTCACGCGTCAACGGATGGAGGCCGATTTCGGCCCCGAGCTGACCAAGCTGATTTGGGATCTCAAACAGGGGACGATCGATTGGCGCACCGAGGTCGAGAAGATCGGCGGCGCGTCGGGGACGGTGCAAGAGCAAATGGCCCGCGCGCTCAACTCGCCGTTGGAGCCGATCAACGAGCTTAAGCGGCAATTTTCCGGGCTGTTCACCGAGCTAGGCAACCTCGGGCTGCAGATCAATTCGACGTTCGGCACCGAAAAGGTGTCGCTGATCGAGCAGATGTCCGGCGCGATCGGCGGCGTGACCGCGCTCTTGCGCGGCGATTGGGCGGCGGCGCTCAAAAGTTTCGCGACCGCGCAAGGCCTAAGCGCGGAGGAGCAAGCGGCGGCTCCGCCCGAAGAACGATTCGGACTGATCCCCTGGCTCGCTCGCCGACAAGCCGCGCAAGCCGCCGGCGAGCCCATCGTCGAGACGGCGCCAGAGCAGCCGACAGGCAAGACGCTGCGCGAGAACCTGATCGGGCCAGGCGGCGCGCTTCAAGCGCCGGTCGCCAAGTCCTGGTGGAGCACGCTCACCTCTCGCCTACACGGCGGCGAGGCGGTGCAAGCCGACATCCCCGGCGCGTCGCCAGTCACCATCATCCCCGGCACGGTCGGCGGCGGCGGCGACGTCGACGAGACCTTACTCGACAAGGCCGGCTTCACGCCGGAAACGGCGCGCCAGGAGACAGAGCTGTGGGAGCGCATTCTGGCGGCGCAAGGTCGGACCCGCGATCTGCGCATGACGGTGGCAAAAGACACGCTCGAAGGCGGTGGTGGAGGCGGCGGCGGCGGCTTTATCGGCGGCGGCGGAATGAGCAGAGGCGGCGGCGCGTCCGGCGGATGGGGCGGCGGCGGCGCGACCGGCGGATGGGAAGGAGGCGGAGGCGGCGCGGTCCCGGCCGCGGCGGCTGGCGGCGGCGGCACCGAGGACGCTATGGCCTATTTCCAGAGCGTCGGCTGGACGCGCGAGCAAGCCGCCGGCATCGTCGCCAATCTCCACCACGAAAGCAAATTGCAAGCCGGCGCCGTGGG